TTACTCCTGCTGATAAGGGGGCCGCGTGATGTTAAAGGATAGACGCAAGCAATGGCAGAAAGATTGCATCAACTATTCTTGGTCGCGTTGTGGGACGGTCGCAACCGCGCGCGGGGACAACAACCCGACACGGTTGAAACGCGCCAAAACAATGGTTGAGGACAACGGTTGCCCGACCTTGTTTACATGGCATTCCGACAAAGCTGACGAAAGGTGCTACGTTATGTCGTGGGACACGCTGAATACTAAGACGGTAGCAGCATGAGACAGGCCCTCACACAACTAGCAACCGGCGCGCTTATGGGCGCGCTGATAGCCGCCGCCTTGTTCGGCCCTATGCTGTTAAATTAGTGCTTGACACTACAGGGCCACACGCCCTACAGTCTAGCGTAAGGGCAATGAAGCCCGCCAACTTAGGAGAACACCCAATGACCTACACTTTGACCCTGACCGACGCCGAACGCGCCACGCTGATAGAAATCCTAGACAACGATTGCGAATCCTCGGGATTTGACATCCCCGACTACCGCGACGTCGAGCTGATGACGTTCTACACATTGCGCGCAAAGATGCTTAGCGACTTGCAGGAGTTAGCCCAATGACCTTTGAAATTTACGGCGGCGACCACGGCGATTACACAATTCACCGCCGCGGCGTGGTCGGCGCGGTGGCGTTTGTTCAGCGCAACCAAAAGGGCGGTGGTTACACTGTCGCCCGAGCCGACGGCGGCGCAAGTTATCATATGCGCCACATGCCCATCGTCGAAAACCGCGCTGACCTGATTATGGCATTAGTGAACAACCGGCGGCCCGTCGCTAGCTAAAATCTCGCGCAGCGTTCCCACCAGGGCCGCTGCGCAGTCACTTACCGAGTATTCTAGCGGCGCGTCTGCCAACGCCTCAAGTAGCAGGTCTATCAAATCTTCAACGCGCTGATTGTCTGTCTCTGAAATAAAAAAGTCCACGGCGCGCTATTTACACCGTGGACAAGTTGGCAGGAGAGGTTGGTAACCACATGCCCTGCACTTTAGACATCCGCTAGCTCGCCCGCAAGGGCCATATAAGCGGCCGCATCCGTATAGCTATCTCGCGACGCTTGGCCGTCGCCCGCGATCCTTGCGATTTTCAGCCACGCCATACACAAGCTGACCTGTTCCGCGGTCACGTCTACGCCTAAGATGACGGACCAGCCCGCCGCAATACGAGCAAAATTAGTCTCGGGTGGTCCATATTCGGCCGCGCGCTGGTTATTAACCAGGTCAGCCGCTTCCATCAAAATTGCCGTCCGTTTGTTGTCGTATGTCATAGTGACCCCACTTTTTGCCGTGTCTAAAAAGGTTTTCTGTAAGCCGTCTCTTTTCTTACCTAATCCATATCAACTCCATATTTGTATATAAATGTTTTTACTTAAAAAAAGTAGGGTCACTATAAAAAGAAGGGTCACAGTCATTTTTATCAATGAAATCAACAAAAAAGTGACCCCGCTTTTTTTCGCGTGACCCCACTTAATCGGGGTCACTCGCCTTAAAAGTGTCGTCCGAGCAGACAATTCGCGCGCCCCATCCCTTAGCGCGCCTCGCGGGCCGCCCTGTCGCGCGGCGAACGGTGTCCACCGGCTGCACCCCAAGCCCAAAAAGACGGGTCAGCAGCTTGTTACGCCCGAGCGGGAAACGGTACCCGTTATCCGAGCAAAACTCTTGGTATGCGGCCACAAGCGCGGCGCTACTCGACACCCCGTCCATTAGGTCGTCGTAGCCCAGTTCTTCGACGTCCACACACTCCAAACATTCTTCAAAAAACTGCTGGGCAGGGTCGGCGTCGCGCTTGACGGCCTCAAATAGCGCTTTCATCGCTGGCGACTTCGCTAGGCGACCGTTCGCGCTCACGCGCCGCGCCCCTTCCAGCACCCAATTCAGAATGCCCGACCGTTCGGCCTCCAGTTTCTCAAATAGCCGCTCGTCTTTGTGTTCGTCCCGCAGTCGATAGTTGAACGGGATCAAATGCAACCTTCGCTCGAACCCGTGTGTGCGCTGGTTGACCAGCCCATCCGTCGAGTTCATCGCCACAACCTGTTTTGGAACCGTCGCCAGCACGAAAGGCGCGCCGTAAATGGCCCGAGCGGTGATGTCCTCGCCCGAGATTAGGTCTTTGAACGCGTCAGCCTCCAACGACGCGGGCGTCAGCTCGTTCGTGAGGTTAATCAACTTGCCAGACAGAGCCGCGCGAGCGTATTGCCCCTCCGAGCTGTCTTTAACCAGCACCTTGATGGGCTGTGCGCTATATCCAGATCGGCCGACCAGCATTTTCAGCGCTTTCAGCACCGTTGATTTGCCGTTCTCCCCTTCGCCCACAAACCCGATCATTTTCTCGAAATTGCTGCGCCGCAGCATCAAATAGCCCATGGCCTCTTGAAAAGCCGCCACTGTCTCCGCGTCGCCACACATGACACGGTCCACCACCACTTCCCACACAGGGCAAACAGCGCTCGGCGCGTAGTCATAGTCTAAAACAGACGTAAACAGATATTTGGGGTCATGGGGCAGCTTGCGCACGCCGTCCCTGTCGATCCGCAGCACGCCATTACGCAGGTTTAGGTAGTCCCCAGCGTCAGTCAGCGTCTGCAACGACATATTCTTCATGAAAAAAGCGTGAACGGCCGCTGTGAAGGCGTTTTCATGCGCCAGAACGGGAAAACCGCACTCCACGACCGCATCACGCACGAAGTTGTGCCCTGCCGTCTTACCCGCGAAGGCTTCCTCCCAATAAACGCCGTTGTAGCGCCTCACCTCGCCCTCCACGATGCTCATGGCCTGTCGATCGGCCCGAACGCTTACCGCATACGACACAGCGGCTTCCTTCAAATTTTTAGTCGCCTTGGGGTCGGCCACGGCCTCCCCAAACACGCTTGACGCCTCTATGATGTCCCGCAGGGTCTCCTCGCGTGTCTCAACCTCGGTCTCCTCCGCCTCGGCCTCGAACGGGTTCTGCGGCACGATTAGCGTGTGTCCGCACCGACCGCCAGCGCAGTGATACAACACCCCACCGTCATCGGTCTGGGTGACGAAAGCTGTATCTGCCCGCCCGTCGTGCAGCAAACCAGCGACGCAATGCACCCGTGTCTTGCCATGCGCGGCAACATGCTCTACCATGTCGCTCACGCTGACCTCCCGCAGTGTAGTGCTGAGTGTGAATATGGAGCCATCGGGCACTGTCCCAACAACGCCACCTCCTCCCAAGTTACGCGGCGGGGCTTCATATTCACCTAGCACATCAGCACAGCACACAGCCTCCCCCTGCACAAAGCCTTCGGGCGCATCGTCCCTGAAGTGGGGCGCAAGCTGCTGGGTCCAGCTCTCCATCGCAGCATCATATAACCCGTCGAGCCCTAGCCGCTGCGCAACGGCACGATATAAGTCCCTAAAGCTCTCCTTATCCATGGGCAGCGGCTGATCCACCGCCACAGCGACATGGTATTTCTCGACCTCGTCAGACCAGCCGCGCGACGGCGCGATGTAAGAGCACACCCCGTCCAGCCGCTCACACAGCAGGTCGAACGTGACGGGTTCGTATTTGCTGTCGAAGTCAAACAGCAGCACGTTGCCGGCCCCGACGACCGTCTCGCCAGCCTTGCGGCCCTGCACTTCCTCACCGCCGTCCGTCACGCCGTTTGAATACATGTAAGAGGACACCGCGTACTTACGCAGCATCCGCCCCATGTCCTTCATTTGCTCGGCCTCTTGAAAAAAATCCTTGTAGTAGGTCTTGGCCCCGTCACGTCCGCGGGACGCTGAAAACTCAATCAACATTGCGCAGAAACTCCTTTGACAGCTCGCGCATCAGCCGCCCTAAAGACAGCCGATCACGCTCGCACACCTCTAACAAATCGGCCTTCACCGTCTCGGGCAGTCTGAACGACAACACCGCGTCGTTGTCTGCCGAGCCCGTCGCGGCCCGTCGCACTTTCTCGAAATTCATCGCGTTTACCTCGTGTAATTATATTGTTGACATGGTGTAGACACATAGACTAAGAATATCTCACTGACAACAGTCGATATAAAAGGAATGACACAATGTCGAAAATTAAGATCAC